CCTGCCTACCGGCAAGGCAGGCAGGCGCTGGTTAGCTCCAGTCGCTGCCTACTGGAAACCCATCAAGCCCAGTTTCCGCCTCGCCCCGTTTCGCCGAGAGCTCCGCTGCCCGCTTCGCTCCGCCATGACATGCCGGGCAAAGGAGTTGCAGATTGGCAGGATGCAGACCCAAGTCCGGCCGCACCCGTAGCGGCACAATGTGATCGACGACAACACGCCGTGACTGCACACCGCAGACCCGACACGTGAAGTTGTCGCGCCGCCGAATCTGCTCGCGGAGCTTGCGCCATCGCGGGCTTTCGTAAAATGGATTTCGTTTGGTGGGCCAGCTGGTTTTCACAACAACGCCAACCCGATAGCGCAGCAAGCCAGGGACCCTATGACCGCCCGCACGTCAAATTGCACCGCCCGCGCCTGACCCTCGCCCACGGCATAACACGCCATAACACTAGCCACCAGCGGATCAATTCTGGACGTAGTTTTTGATTTATCAAGCTTCCTATTACCAGCAGGATCAAATGTCGCAATTGCGTTTGCTGCGCTCATATTCAAAAGCGGATGCGCCCCATGCCGAATCTTGCCTTGGAGCAAAAGCGACTCGAACGCCTCCAGTCGAGGTGACATATCCTTATACCCTTGCCCTACTGGATTGATCACGTCAAAGCGCAATCCAGCCTCGTCCGCCGCCTTTTGAAAAAGCTCCCAGCGCCAACGGTCGAATTCGATGGTATGCACGCGGATGTCCAGGTCCTTTAGGCGCTTGCTAAGATCAGCGGCCAGCCAATCGTAATCGATAGTGGTCCCGGGAACCGCAATCATATATCCGTCGCGCACCCAAGCAGCATACGGAGTGCGATCCCGCAATGCCCTCTCTTCCAGTCCAGCCTGCGGGGTATACACAAACGGCAAAAGATGCACCACGCCGTCCTCGTCCTTTGCCGCCAGAACCGCCGCGGTTAGATCTTGGCGAGCCGACAAGTCCAACCCCATCGATACCTTATTATTGCGGAATACGCCGATGTCCGGCTTGGCGGAGTTTGCCTTCCAGGCGGCCGGGGCGAGGAACAAATTTATCAACGAAATCCGCTGGTTGAGAAGCAGGTTGCGGGCGCTGGCTTCCATGCTGGGCAGCCTGGCCGCTTGTTTTAACTGCTCCTCTAAGTCTTTCTCTAGCCTAAACAGCCCCAGGGCTGGATTGGCTTTTCTCCACTGCTTTTTGTCAAGAAGATCGGCCCCTGAATCGGCCTGGTAGAGATGAGATATAGTGTGCGGGTCCTGGCTGCGCTCGGCATCATCAAGCCACACGCTCAGCATATCCGCGTCGCTTGGCGCTTGCGTGCTGATCCCGATAAGCAATGGGTTTTCATGGGCGCCCTGACTTGTCGTTATGGCGTCGATAAAGGGAGAGCTCGGTCCGCGCACGATGCCAAGCTCGTCGCAAATAGCCAAGGCCAAGCTCATTCCCAAGGCCGTGCCAGCTTCTGCGGACAATGCCTTGTATTCAACGTTGCGCGTCAACCCGATAATTCTTTTCCCGCTAGGCACGATTCGCGTCAACTGCCGCAGTTCCGTAGATTGATTGATCATCTTTTCCGCAGCATGAAAAACCAAGGCAGCTTGTTCGCGAGAAGCCGCCGCTGAAGCAATCTGCGTATTTTGTTTCGCTTCAGGCCCGATGATGTGCGCCAGCAACAGCATCGCAATCGTCGTCGTCTTTGAGTTCTTTCTCGCACAAGACAGAAACGCTTTGCGCGTCCCTTTTGGGTTATCGTAAACCGCCACAATGAACGCCTGTTGAAACGGCGCCAACTGTACCGGCTGACCAACGAGCGCGCCCTCTGGAACTTTCAGGTATTCGGTTATGAAACGACAAACTCGCTCGCCACGAGTAAGTCGCTCAAGGGGGAGTGTTTGAAAGTCACGAAGTTTCGGAATCGGGCCGCACTTGACCGCGGCTCTTACATTATCCGCGAGTCTTGCCATAGGAATACTCGCAGCCAGGCCTGCCTGCCGGCAAGGCAGGCCTGCCTTGCCGGCAGGCAGGTAGTTTTTCTATTGACACGGTGGACCACCCGCGCCATCACACCGCCAGCAACTTAGGCGCTCCCATCTCCCTCAGCTTCCTAGCCGCCTCGTCGTCATCGTGCTTGTTGTTCGCCAGCGTGCGCCGATCCTGGCCGTTGGTTCCCAGGGACATCGTGCGGATCACCGCCAGCATTTGCCGCAAATAGCCATCCTGGATGTCGACCAGAGGATTCTTGATCGGCGTCCCGCGCTTGGTCTCCAGGATCATCCCCTGATCCTGGATAACACGCTCGCAATCCCTGATCTTCACCTCGAACCGTACAACCTTCTCCAGTAACACTAAATCCATGTCACGCCAATCCTCTTGACGTCGCGCCCTGGTAAATTGATCCCAAATTACCCGCAATTCTTCGGTTTCGAGATTCATGCCGTCTGGGACCGCGATGGTTCCGTCAGAGCGTGATAGACGCTTTACCATCTCGGACGAAGAATCGGATCTGATCTTTCTCGGTCTACCTTGTGCCATTTTTTTTACGCCTGTATCATTTAACCAACTGAACTTGAAGGATTTGCGTTAAATCGACGATAAGCGGCCTGATGACCTCCGCGCGGCCTTTCTTTTCATCTCTCCCCCCCCCCTGCCCATCCCCCGCTGTATCTTTCACGCATCATACCGCGTCGCGTAATTGACCCAGTCGCAGACCGTTCGCCAGCTCACATTGAGTGCCGATCCGATTTGCTTGTAGGTCATTCCGGATTCGCGCAGCTTGCGCGATTTGATCACGAGCGCGTCGGAATGTTTCGCCATGCCGTGCCAGGCGCCGATACGATGGCCTGTAAGGTTTCGCTTATTCATTGTGCCGAAAGCATAACAAACCCTTATGCTGTGATGTCAAGTTTTATTGTACTGTTGGCTTGCGGGCCGCTCACTCGCAACATGAGAAACGGCAAGGCCCTTCTGGGCTGGCTTGTACGCTGTCCCCTTTTCTCCAGCGTCCCGGAGTGAGCACCCGGAGCCAGCCCAGAGGGGCTTTTTTTTGGCAAAAACAAGGGGTCACAATGGATCACGTTAAGTACTACACGCGCCGCATTCTGGATCTTCACTCTTTCCTGTCACGTTTTGATGATGTCGTCGACAGGGGTGGACGTTCCGGGTTGCTGCAATTTGAGGCTAAATGCCCGTCTCACGAGACAAACCACAGAAGCCTAGCCATCGCGAAAACATCCGATGGTCGTTATCTGGTGCACTGCCATGCCGGCTGCACTGCAGCCGATGTCCTGGCTGCTGTCGGCCTTTCTCTGTCCGACCTTTATCCGGACGGAGCATTGGCAGACAGATATCGTCAGCACAAAAAGTCGCTTGAATCCCGCGTTGACGCTGGGGTATTGGACATCGCAACGTCAGATCGAGAGGCTGGCAAACGGCTCAGCGAAGAGGACAAAAAACGCGAGCGTAGTGCATGGATAGCGAAGAACAGGCGCGGATTTTTCGCGTAGAAATCATAAATATTTCGTTTATAAACAATAAGATATGAACTATGAACGCGAAAATAAAGAGAATTCGCTTGAAGTATGGCATGTAAGCTTATGTTTTATATTTGTATTTCCTGGAAAACGTTAGTCGGCATAACGTCACTTTTGCGCATAGATAGCGAAAACTGGCACGGATTTTGCGCATGGATAGAGAAAAACTGGCACGGATTTTGCGCATAGAAATTATAAATATTTCGTTTATAAACAATAAGATATGCACTATGAACTCGAAAATAAAGAGAATTTGCTTGAAGTACGGCATGTAAGCTTATGTTTTATATTGGCATTGTTTGGACAACGTTAGTCGGAATAACCTCACTTTTTCGCGTAGAAATCATAAATATTTCGTTTATAAACAATAAGATATGAACTATGAACGCGAAAATAAAGAGAATTCGCTTGAAGTACGGCATGGAAGCTTATGTTTTATATTGGTATTGCCTGGACAACGTTAGTCGGCATAACCTCACTTTGCGCATAGATTTGGCGTAGAAATCATAAATATTTCGTTTATAAACAATGAGGTATGAGCACAATTACCGGAAAACGAAAGAGAATTCGCTTGAAGTACGGCATGGAAGCTTATGTTTTATATTGGTATTGCCTGGACAACGTTAGTCGGAATAACCTCACTTTTGCGCATTGATTTCGCATAGAAATCATAAATATTTCGTTTAAAAACAATGAGGTATGAGCACACCATGAAATGGTTCAAGCATGACTCGATGGCGAACTGCGACGCAAAACTAAAGAGACTTCGCTTGAAGTACGGCATGGAAGCCTATGGTTTATATTGGTATTGCCTGGAGTTGATCTCGATGAACGTTAGTCAGCATAACCTCACTTTTGAGCTCGAACATGATGCACTCGTCATCGCACACGACACAGGAATAAGTGAAGAACTGGTCACCGACATGATGAAATTCATGGTCTCGCTGGGCCTTTTCGAGTCCGATGCAGGGAGAATTACTTGCTTAAAAATGGCTTCAAAATTAGATGAATACGCTTGCAAGTTCGCTAAAACTCTCACGACTTGTCGGGACAATGTCCCGAGACTGTCGGGAGAAGATCCCGAGCGTGTCGGGAGAAAATCTTTTATAGAACAGAACAGAACAGAAAAGAAAAGAAAAGAAGGGGGTGTGGGGGAAACACGCACCACCGTGCCTACCGGCAGGCAGGCCATGCCTACCGGCAGGCAGGCCAGGCAGATTCCGCCCGACTGGCAGCCCAACGAGCGGACCGTCGGCTGGCTGGCAAGCGAAGGCTGCAACGTCGACGACATTAGTCGTCTCGTTGTCATGTTTAAAAATTATTGGTTAGAAACTAAATCCAAACGATCCAACTGGGATCTGGTATTTCAACGTAACCCGGTAGTTAAATCCGAATTAGTAAAACTGCGTGGCGCAAAAAAGAAGAACAATTCCGTTTTCGCTGGAGTCCTGATAGCAAAATGAAAAAAATAGAAGGTATCGACTTTGCGGACTATCTGGAATTTATAGGCACTCAGGAATCTCAAAGCCTGGTCTCGCTTTCCAACGGAACTGAGAAAGCATGGGACAGAATACAGAAAGGCGTCGAAATATTTGGCGCAAAAACCCCATGGCCGACTATCGAATCTAAAATGCGATTCCGTCCAGGAGAGCTAACAATATGGGCTGGATATAACGGCTCTGGTAAAAGCCAAGTGTTGAGCCAATGCACTACGGTATGGTTTCGCGAAACGCCAATAGCCATTGCCAGCTTTGAAATGCCGATCGATGCGCTGGCTGAGCGATTTGCTTATCAGATGGCAGGAAGAAGGAATTTTTCAATTGAAGAATTCGCTAGAATAATGGCAGCTACCGACAATCGGTATTGGGTCTATGATGAAGTCGATACTGTCGCCAGCGAGCGCGTGTTAGGTATGGCTATTTATTGCGCCAAAGAATTGCATTGCCAGCATATTATCATCGACTCTCTGGTGAAATGCGGGCTTTCAATGGACCAAACGAAATCGGCAGGAGCACAGCGGGATTTTGTAGACCGCCTATGCTGGATCGCAAAGACATATCGAACTCACGTTCACCTGGTCCATCATATGCGCAAGGGTGAGAGTAGATCGGCTATGGGGTCTAAATTTGACGTAAAGGGTGCCGGAGAAATAACCGACCTGGCAGATAACGTGATCTTGATTTGGCGCAACAAGCCGAAAGAAGACGCGATGCAGCAAGATCCTAACAGCATGGAATTCGCAGTGCAGCCGGATACCGTGATCACAATCGACAAACAACGGCATGGAGCATGGGAGGGGAAAGTGGGTCTATTTTTCGACAAGGATTCTCGCCAGCTGATGGAGCGCAAGGGTGATCTTCCTCGAGCCATGCCGCTGTCCTAATGCCACCTGCCTACCGGCAGGCATGGACCGCCTGGCGTTATCGCCTCAGCGACCGCGATTCCGACCTGTACGTTATCGGCGAGCCTTGCACCCTGGACGAGATATTGCGTTATCTGCGTCTCAAATACGGCATTGAGCGCATAATTTACGCTGCGCCATGCCTACCGGCAGGCAGGCCACATTGCAAAGCGGAACCGCCAAGCATAGAATCGGCTTTCCCCAAATCAACCGAGTAATGTTATGAGCGAATCGCAAGCAACATATTTGTCGAATGCCCGCGCCCAACTGGAAGACCTCCGCAACAAGGCCGCCATCCTGGAGGCTGAAATCGAGGAGCACAAGGAGTCCGAGATCGTCGAGTACGTGGAAGAAATCCGATCCGTATGCGCCGACATGGGTTTCGAGGTGCAGGATATCATCCAGCGCCTTACGCCCCAGGAACAGCCCAAGGCAAAGCGCAAGTCAAATGGCACCAAGACCTACTGGCAGGATTCCCATGGTCGCATTGACAAAGGCAAAGGCGCAATGCCCGGATGGATGTTTGACGCCATCAAGGCAGCCGGACAGGACCCGTCCGCCGAGGGTGCCAGGAAGGCCTACCGGGAGGCCAACATGCGGCGGGTGGAGGCCTGAGGTGCAGGATGGGGCAAGGATGCTCCTCAAAAATGCCCTACAAGGTTTTCTAGTCCAGGTTTTTCCAGGATGCGGCAAGACGCCAGAGGTAGGGGGCTATAACCGTAGCGGGTCGGTTTCGTAACAGAGTTCCATCAACCAAAAAAGGCACGACACATGAGCGACAATATCAGCAGGACAAAAACTGCTCTCGACATGGCTCGAGAAAGGCTTGCCGAGTTGAGATCCGAAGGAACGAAGATCTTAATAAGGAGTCCGCTGGAGAAATTGGCGGAAAAGCCTACGAGCAAAACGTTGGCGATAAATGGCAAATGCTATCAATGCGAATGGGAAGACGCAGATCCTTCAGTAAAATGGCGCATTGGAAATTGCACGTATACGGACTGCGCTCTGTATGCCGTACGCCCGTATCAATTCATGGTCGGTCGTCCGACGCCGGAATCGTTACGTGCCTGCCGGTAGGCATGGAAGGTGTGAAATGTCCGAATACACTGCAGCCAACATTAAAATTCCCACCGCCGCCGAGCTCCAGGAAAAAATGCCCTGGCTCAGGGCTCACACTCTCGCCAAAGACTACGATCAACCAATCGAATTCATCGAGCGTCTGCTCAAAGCCTGTCATATATCCGGCTGGCCGGTGGAGCAAGCCATCGCCAAATACCTTGACGGCGATAAAATTATCGTAACGCCTCCTGAAATGCAGCAAGCCCATCGCGAGCTTGATTTAATCGACAGCCGAGGATTCGCGTGATGCAGCACAATGAAGGCGAGTTTTGCTGGATAAAAAGGCCCTACTCTGATTGGCATGGTTTTAAGCTGGTGGTTGAGTATTGGCCGAACTACGGCTTTGTTTCTCCGTCAGCAGCAACAACCAACGGCCGGCCCGATGTCATCCGTCAGTTCCTTGATGACATCGACAAACAAGACTTCGATAAATTTATAGGCTTTGCCAAATGCCAAAGCA